ATAGATCTCCCGGTTCATGTGGCGCCATGCTGTCACCGCGCACGTTATCACTTTAAGCTCAGCGGCAGGGCGCCGCCAAACATAGCTAATGCTTTGTCCTTGTTATATTCGATAGCATGGATTACATCGATAACATCACCGCCCTGAATGAGTCCATTACCGGCGCTTGCACTGACATCCAGTATCTCGATACGGAACAAATCCTTCACGTTAGCTGAATCCTTCCTCATATCACTGTGTTTACATACAGTATTACCTTTTGAGTCTGAGGTAAAGAGTTCTGCTATATCAACACTTAAGCAGTCAGCCAGCCTAGAAAGTGTTTGTTCGGTGAATTGCTTTTGCTTGCCAGTCTCCAGACGAGAGATGTTTGCGGCATCCACGCCGATGGCTTCTGCTAGCTCAGCAATTTTCATGTTCTTCGCGCGGCGAAGTTGTCTGACACGGTTTCCTATATTCATGCGTTCATTACATTAATTTTTTGCGCATTGTGCAAATCAACTTGCGCAAGTTTGCTGCATGAAATAACATGCGACATACGCAAAAGAAGGAGGTTTTATGCAATCACCATTGAGAAAATTGCGAAAATCGCATGGTTATACGTTACAGCACGTCGCTAAAGGGGTTCAGGTTGATCCTGCAACATTAAGCCGGGTTGAAAGATGCGAGCAGGCTCCTTCAACAGAGCTTGCTGAGCGCCTGGCTCAATTTTACGCCGGAGAAATTAGCGAGATGCAAATTTTGTATCCAAACAGATATCAGCTTAGTGATTCGGCGATTTGACCGCCACCACAGCAGAAGGAGTAGATCCGTGGGACATGAACCTGAATGGAAAGTTGAAAAGCAGCCCCGCTGGCTGGTGGCTGCGATTAAAAAGACGATTTCCAGTCTGCATGGCGGTTATGAAGAAGCTGCGGAATGGCTGGATGTCACCAAAGATGCTCTGTTTAACCGCCTGCGTACTGGTGGTGATCAGATCTTCCCGATTGGGTGGGCGCTGGTGCTGCAACGCGCCGGAGGAACCTATCACCTGGCGCATTCAGTAGCCAGGGCATCAGGGGGCGTTTTTGTTCCGCTGGCAGATATGGAAGAAGTGGATAACGCAGATATTAATCAGCGCCTTCTGGAAGCGATTGAGCAGATCACCAGTTATTCCCAGCAAATCAGGGTAGCTATCGAAGATGGCGTTATTGAGCCACATGAAAAAGTCGTGATTGATGAAGAGTTGTATCAGGCGATCGCAAAGCTGCAACAGCATTCGACACTGGTATACAGAGTTTTTTGCGCGCCAGAAAAGGGTGACGCCCGCGAGTGTGCAGCTCCGGGCGCCGTGGCGTCAAATTTTATGGAGAAAACCAACGCATGAACAGTTTAACGGTAAATAACCGTTTGTCGCAACAACCGGGGATGTATGAGTACCGGCCGTTGCGTCATGAATGCAGATTACCAAATAGCCTGGTCGTGCGTAACCACAGGGAACACAGCCTGACCGTGGGGGATGAATCGTGCAGGAGCTTAACCGCTGGTTTCGGGATGGAAGGGGACTTTATGTCCATGTCATTCGCTGGGAACCAGAAACTGAGCGCGTTATCTATCTGCGCAAGGGCTACCCGCATGAGTGTTTTAGCCCTTTGTGGAAATTCAGGCGTGATTTTGTTGAGTGTGAAGCGCCGCCAGAGTGACGGCGCAATAGTAGAAGTTTACACGAAGCGGATCTGTAGTTTTTTCCCGGTTGCCTGTGCGAACTTTTTCAGCGTAGTAAAAGATGGTCCGCTGACGCCAGCAGCAAGGTTGCTTTCCATTCTGGTTATAGCAGTGGCTTTTGTTCCCATCCGTTCAGCAACTTCAGCCTGGGTGAGACCTGCTTCTTTACGTGCGGCCAGCATTTCGTCAAGCAACGCGAACTCATCAGCAATGGCGTCATATTCAGCTTTGAACGCTGGGTCTTCCATCCATTTAGCGGCCATTTCATCGTGCGTTATAGTTGGCGCATTACGTTTACCAGTCATGCTTAACCTCCTTCATTCTGGTTTCTGCCTTTTTGCGTTCAGCTACAGGGGTTTTCTGAGTCTTCTTTATAAAGCTGTGCAGCATGACGATGCGCTTCCCTGCCAGGGTGCAGTAAAAAACGCGAGCTATGCCATCGCTGCCTTTAATCCGAAGCTCAAAAAGCCCATCACCAAAGGCGCTGGTGTGAGGTTCTCCGAGATTGCTGCCATACACCTTCATTCGTTCAACAAGGTGCTGATATCTGGCTCGCATACTCAATGGAAGCTGATCCACCTCAATCCGGACTTCCTCGTTGTAGTACTCAATAGTGTAGTTCATAGATGTAAACATAACAAAATTGTTATATTTGTACAATGTATTGATTCTGCAATTCCGGGACGTTACACTGTTCAGGCACCTTATAAAGCGGGTGCCGGGATTGGCGTCCTGGAATTGTTATCGGCGACAAATGACGCGCCTGCGTCTTTTTTATTGTCGCAGCTCGGCTATATCCAAATTATGGTGGGCTGGGTAGGGGCACCGAAAGGTGCGCCGGTTTCCGATAACGCCGGTTACGCCAACCCTGCTCAGTTCACCACCAGTGAAATTGGCGTTTCCGGTGGTGGAGTCACATCCAAGTTATCGGAGGCGGCCATCATAGCTACAGTCCCAACTCTCGCTCAACCTGAAATCAGTGTTATTAACGGGCAAGCCGTTACTTCTTCCCTTGCTGTTGCCGACTACTTCACCAAACGTCATGACGATGTTCTGAAAAAGATCCGCTCACTTGATTGCTCTCCTGAGTTTACTGCCCGCAATTTTGCGGTGAGTGATTACACCGACGCATCTGGCCGCAAACTTCCCTGCTACAACATCACCCGCGACGGCTTTGCTTTCCTTGCTATGGGCTTTACGGGCAAACGCGCCGCCCAATTCAAAGAGGCATACATCAATGCCTTTAACCAGATGGAGAAACAGCTTTCAACTCCATTGGTGCTGAGCGATGTAGCACATAATGCCAGCGTTCTTTATTCCTACATTTCATCCATTCATCAGGTCTGGTTACAGCAGCTGTATCCCATGCTGGAAAAAGCGGAATCTCCGCTGGCCGTAAGCCTGTACGACCGCATCAATGACGCTGCGGCGCTTGCGAGCCTTATCAATATGACACTGAACCGTTCAGAGGTAAGGGGGCGCAAATGATCCGGAATATTTTTAAGCGGTTCACCAGCCAACGTTTTCATTGCCCTCGTCCAGGACAGTGGTACAGCACACCAGAAGGGTACGTTCTGCGTATTAGCCTGGTTGATCGTGAATGTCAGAAGGTTGTCTGTGAGCCTCTTGGGCGTAATTACCGCGTCAACATGCCTCTTATTGCCTTTCGTTCCGGCAAAAACATGAAGCATCTCGGAGGTGCTGCATGAGCACTAAATTAACAGGCTATGTGTGGGATGCCTGTGCAGCGTCGGGAATGAAATTATCCAGTGTGGCTATCATGGCTCGCCTGGCTGATTTCAGCAATGACGAAGGGGTCTGCTGGCCATCCATTGAGACAATTTCTCGTCAGCTTGGGGCCGGGGTAAGCACAGTCAGAACGGCGATAGCAAAACTGGAAGCTGACGGCTGGTTATCACGTAAAGCCAGACGTCAGGGAAACCGTAATGCCTCCAATGTTTATCAGCTAAATGTGGCAAAGCTGCAGGCGGCTGCATTTGCTCACCTGTCAGATCCTGACCAGTCAAAATCTGACCCATCAGAATCTGACGCATCAAAATCTGACCCGTCGAAATCTGGCAAAAACGGCGGTTTTGACCCGTCAGAATCTGGCGGGGATCCGTCAGTAAAATCAAAACAAGATCCACAAGATAATAAAACCCTTTCTTGTCCGGACGCTTCGCAACCGGACCAGCAGATGACAGACCAGGAGTTTTTAACCCGTCATCCGTGGTGAGCTGGGATCAACATATCGCCAGATGGAGCGGGAAGGCATCGTGGAAAACTTCGATCTGTTCCAGCAACATCTGATAGTTGAGCGTAACGCGAACAATTCGAACCGCCTGATGTGCTGTTTCCGCCTGATTATGTCAATCAGTTACGTGTGTTTGCGGTGCTTAACCAGTTCCGTCTGCAGTACAGCGAGGAGGCTGCATAATGGGAAAAATTGCGGGAACAACGTATTTCAAAATCGACGGACAGCAACTGTCGGTAACCGGAGGGATTGAAGTCCCCATGAACACCAAAGTTCGTGACGACGTGATTGGCCTGGATGGTTCCGTTGACTACAAGGAAACCAGCCGGGCACCGTATACGAAGGTGACCGCCAAAGTGCCGAAAAACTTCCCGGTCGATAAAATTACGTCTTCTGATGTCATGACAATCACATCAGAGCTGGCAAATGGTCAGGTGTATGTTCTCTCAAACGCCTGGGGGCCATGACGCTGACAATTGGCGTGGCGGTGTCACTCTTTAAAGAGCTTAAGGATCTGGAGCAGGGCGCGAAGGATGCGGGTATGGATGCTGGCACATTTGCTGTACAGAAGCTGCAAACGAAGGAGCGTGAAAGGGGATATAACGGTTTTATTCCCAGACTCAAAGAGCTTCTTGGCATGGCCCCCCCGATTCCGCAGGGGCGTTATCAACCTTATGTGCCACTGACCCGGCGTTCTGGCGTACTCGAGCGAGTTGTCCCGCCATCAACACAGCGCAGTGAACTCAAAGTGACATTTGAGAATGCACCACAAGGTATGCGTGTGACTGATATACCGAAATCCGGTAATCCATTGATGAACATCAGCCATGATGTGGGTTACTCACCCTTTCGTACATCACGATAAACCTGCTCCGGCAGGTTTTCTTATGGGGTAAATATGGCTTTTTTCTCCTCAACTGGCTGGCGCGGGCGCCTGCGTGATGCATCATTTCGTGGAGTGCCTTTCTCCGTTGAAGATGATGAAAGCACCTTTGGACGCCGCGTACAGGTACATGAATATCCGAACAGGGATAAGCCCTGGACGGAGGATTTAGGTCGCGCCACGCGCCGCCTGACGATAAATGCTTATCTTGTCGGTGATGATTACGCAGACAGGCGGGATCGTCTTATTGGTGCCATTGAAACTGCAGGCCCTGGTACGCTGGTCCATCCGCAGTATGGCGAAATGCAGGGCAGCATTGACGGACAGGTCAGGATCACTCACAGCAGTACAGAAGGGCGCATGTGTCGTGTCTCCTTTCAGTTTGTGGAAAGTGGTGAACTTTCTTTTCCGGTGGCAGGAATGGCAACGGCGAAGCGCCTGGAAACATCAGGCGGGCTTTTCGACGATGCGATTGACAGTATGTTTTCCACATTCTCGTTGTCAGGTATTTCTGATTTTATCCAGAACGATGTTATTGCCGATGCTGCCTCCATGCTGGGCGATGTTGCCGATGCTTTCAGGATGGTTGACTCCGGCGTGTCTGCCGCAATGCGGCTGTTACAGGGGGATTTGTCTGTCATTCTGATGCCACCGAGCGCCGCAAGTGATTTCGTTAACGCACTGCAAAAAGCCTGGCGCTCAGGTGACAGGCTCAGGGGCAGTACATCGGATCTGGTCACGATGATAAAAACGATGTCAGGTATCACGCTTGATCCCGGTCTTTCCCCCCGTGGCACCTGGCCCACTGACTCCGGATCTGCTGCGAAACAGAAAATGCAACGCAATATGATCGCAGCCGCCATCAGGACAACAGCCATCAGCACAGCCGCCCACGCCGTGACAACACTGAAGCAGCCGCGTGATGTACCTGGTGTCCGGGGCGTAAATCAGCCTGCAGGAACAGGCCGTGACTCAGACATTATCATTGTTATGCACCCGGCGCTGGATGGTGTACAGACAGTCAGTAATGGCAGCTCTCCACCGAATTATGAAGATCTGAAAGCTATCCGGACCGCGCTCAATGCTGCGATTGACCAGGAGCAGTTGCGTATCCAGGATGATGTGCTTTTCCAGCAAATTTCCGTTATGCGGACGGATCTCAATCGCGATATTTCTGCACGACTGGCACAGGTTGAACGTACTGCATTGCGAACGCCTGATGATGTTCTGCCTGCACTGGTACTGGCTGCGACCTGGTATGACGACGCCGGGCGGGAATCTGACATCCTCACTCGTAATCCCGTTCCCCATCCGGGATTTGTCCCGGTAGAGCCGCTGCCCGGTGAGCAACAGTCAGTTTTTTGCCGCCACCAAGTCATCAGCAATAGCCAATATGGTCAATAATTTTCCTGTAGCCTGGTTTGCAATTGGGAGATAAATATCAATGAGCGATTATTATTACAGCTTTAAAGAAAAAGGTTTTTTCTGGCAACCGGATACCGAATCCGATAATTACCCTGACGATTTAATTCCCCTGACAGATGAGTATTATCGCGAGCTGATGCAGGGCCAGGTGGATGGAAAATATATCGAGCACAGGAAAGGCGGCCCGGTACTGGTTGAGCATCGCGAATATACACCTGAAGAGCTGGTTGCACAGGCTGAAGCCAGAAAAGCGGAACTTCTTGCTGAAGCTGAGTCAGTTATTGCGCCACTGGCGCGGGCGGTAAAACTGAAAATTGCCACAGATGAAGAAGTTAAACGGCTGGAAGCATGGGAACTTTATAGCGTAATGGTAAACCGTGTGGATACCTCAAATCCTGCCTGGCCGGAGAAACCAGCCAGTAGTTTATAATTTGTCAGGAAAGCTCAGGCCTTATTTATAGCAAATATGAAGAAGGCCTGTCTGTCATAACTGATATGGTTACTGGTTAGTATATTAAATTTATACTCAATAACCTCTACACATTTTAAACCAATCTTCAGGGAAGGGTATGCCAGCAGGCCAAAGATTACACCACTTTTGAGGCATTGGCTTAATTGTTTCTTCTTTTTTATGATCTTGAGAGTCTGCCGCTATTGTAAGAGCAGAATATAGTGAAGATGGTAATATTAAAACCATTGCTAAAAATACGCTCTTAACGTGTTTAATAATACGTTGCCTGTTAAATTTTGGCACACTATCCTTACGGTTACAGCATCCTTTACTATAGATATTAAACGTTATTCATTACCATCAGGTGAGTAAATAAAAACCATTTATAAAATATTTAACTTAAATAAAAATGATAAGCGCTATTATATTTTCTTTCCAATGTAAATTAATTCATGTGAAAGTTATTTCATGTGCTTTTTAAATCATGGCTGGCTCGCTCCCCCGGAGGAACAGGCCAGTTAACATTATCAGGAGTGTTTGTTATATCAATCAACTTCACTTCATTCTTGTAAGCCAGCCACACTGACAGTTTTGATCCTGTCCGTATATTGTGGACACAGCCTTAAGCGAGGTTCTGGTTTTCAAATTGCTCCGGACTGAGATCGCCGCAGACCCTGACGGTGCAGGCTGGACGCTATCGTTTTTACATTGTACCTCAGGCCCCAGGTTCACTTCCTCAGCAAGCCGGGGGCGCACCGTAGCGCTGTTTTGCCTGGCTGAAGGCCTCTCTTACGACATTATCGCAGTCCTGCCGGAACTGTTGGTGGGTATTAACGACTGCGCGCCTTGTTTGCCAATGCCGATTCCGAACTCATTCTGACGCCGATCATCATTGCCGTGTTGCTCGCGCCTGGTTTCAGCAAAAGCACCACGCTGGCTATACTGCATTTCTTTTTCCGCAGGGAGAAGTGAGTAAACGAGTATGGAAATGGAGCTTTCCCTATAATGGCGGCTGAAACTATTCATATGTCATGTATTGCAAATATCAAAGTGATAAATAAAGTTTCAACAGTCTATATTTTTTGTGAAAACGACTCGCTAAGGTGCTAACCCTATATGAGGGACTGATTGAACATCAGATATATCCCGGCTTATTTAATACTGTTTACTATGAGGGTAATAATATGTTTTCTCTTATTAAATGTATTAGTCGCGACTTGATCTGACATATGGCCTTGAAAGGTTGAGAGTTACCGGTTTTGATATGGGTGTCGAATCCTTATACAAAACACGAGGTAACTCTCATGCTTCATACTACCAATCCCGTCATCAAACACAAAGCCGGTTTGCTCAATCTGGCTGAAGAGCTCAGCAACGTGTCGAAAGCCTGTAAAATCATGGGCGTCTCGCGCGATACGTTTTACCGTTATCGTGAACTGGCCGATGAAGGCGGCGTTGATGCGCTGATAAATCGTAGTCGCCGCGTACCTAACCTTAAGAACCGTACCGATGAGGCAACTGAGCAAGCTGTTGTTGATTATGCCGTTGCGTTCCCGGCCCATGGTCAGCACCGAACTGCGCAAACAGGACGTTTTTATCTCCGGTAGTGATGTCCATTCCGTCTGGCTGCGCCACAACCTTGAGAACTTCAAAAAACGCCTGAAAGCGCTGGAAGAAAAAGTGGCCCGCGATGGCATTGAACTGACTGCCAGATCGCCGCGCTGGAGCGTAAAGCCAGTGATGATGAAGCCTGTGGTGAGATTGAAACCGTTCATCCGGGATATCTGGGGTCACAGGACACGTTCTACGTGGGCAACCTGAAAGGCGTTGGGCGAATCTATCAGCAGACGTTCGTTGATACATACTCGAAGGTGGCTCACTGCAAGCGCTATATCACCAAAACGCCGATTACAGCGGCTGATTTGCTGAATGATCGTGTACTGCCGTTTTATGAGTCTCAGGGCCTGCCGATGCTAAGGATACTGACAGACAGGGGTACAGAATATTGCGGCAAAGTGGAACATCATGATTATCAGCTTTATCTGGAGATAAATGACATCGAACACACGAAAACGAAGGCGATGTCCCCGCAGACCAATGGCATCTGCGAGCGGTTCCATAAAACGATACTGAACGAATTTTATCAGGTGACGTTCCGCAAAAAGTTATATGGCGATTTTGATACATTACAATCGGATCTTGATGAATGGCTGGTTCACTATAATAATGAGCGAACCCATCAGGGAAAAATGTGCTGTGGCCGGACGCCGATGGAAACGTTACTTGATGGAAAACGCATCTGGTCTGAGAAGAATTTAAGCCAGATGTAATCTGACAGATACCTGTATAAATAACCGGTAACTGTCAGATCAGGTCTGAGCTAATACAACTAATTGTATGTTATTTGTCGTTTATTGCTAAATATATATCGTTAATTGAAGGCTTGATGCGTGTGTCTGCGTTAATCTCTTTTCATTGTGCTGTAAATTAGGCAGTGGAATATGTTTAATATCCGCAATACACAACCTTCTGTAAGTATGCAGGCTATTGCTGGTGCAGCGGCACCAGAGGCATCTCCGGAAGAAATTGTATGGGAAAAAATTCAGGTTTTTTTCCCGCAGGAAAATTACGAAGAAGCGCAACAGTGTCTCGCTGAACTTTGCCATCCGGCCCGGGGAATGTTGCCTGATCATATCAGCAGCCAGTTTGCGCGTTTAAAAGCGCTTACCTTCCCCGCGTGGGAGGAGAATATTCAGTGTAACAGGGATGGTATAAATCAGTTTTGTATTCTGGATGCAGGCAGCAAGGAGATATTGTCAATCACTCTTGATGATGCCGGGAACTATACCGTGAATTGTCAGGGGTACAGTGAAGCACATGACTTCATCATGGACACAGAACCGGGAGAGGAATGCACAGAATTCGCGGAGGGGGCATCCGGGACATCCCTCCGCCCTGCCACAACGGTTTCACAGAAGGCAGCAGAGTATGATGCTGTCTGGTCAAAATGGGAAAGGGATGCACCAGCAGGAGAGTCACCCGGCCGCGCAGCAGTGGTACAGGAAATGCGTGATTGCCTGAATAACGGCAATCCAGTGCTTAACGTGGGAGCGTCAGGTCTTACCACCTTACCAGACCGTTTACCACCGCATATTACAACACTGGTTATTCCTGATAATAATCTGACCAGCCTGCCGGAGTTGCCGGAAGGACTACGGGAGCTGGAGGTCTCTGGTAACCTACAACTGACCAGCCTGCCATCGCTGCCGCAGGGACTACAGAAGCTGTGGGCCTATAATAATTGGCTGGCCAGCCTGCCGACGTTGCCGCCAGGACTAGGGGATCTGGCGGTCTCTAATAACCAGCTGACCAGCCTGCCGGAGATGCCGCCAGCACTACGGGAGCTGAGGGTCTCTGGTAACAACCTGACCAGCCTGCCGGCGCTGCCGTCAGGACTACAGAAGCTGTGGGCCTATAATAATCGGCTGACCAGCCTGCCGGAGATGTCGCCAGGACTACAGGAGCTGGATGTCTCTCATAACCAGCTGACCCGCCTGCCGCAAAGCCTCACGGGTCTGTCTTCAGCGGCACGCGTATATCTGGACGGGAATCCACTGTCTGTACGCACTCTGCAGGCTCTGCGGGACATCATTGGCCATTCAGGCATCAGGATACACTTCGATATGGCGGGGCCTTCCGTCCCCCGGGAAGCCCGGGCACTGCACCTGGCGGTCGCTGACTGGCTGACGTCTGCACGGGAGGGGGAAGCGGCCCAGGCAGACAGATGGCAGGCGTTCGGACTGGAAGATAACGCCGCCGCCTTCAGCCTGGTCCTGGACAGACTGCGTGAGACGGAAAACTTCAAAAAAGACGCGGGCTTTAAGGCACAGATATCATCCTGGCTGACACAACTGGCTGAAGATGCTGCGCTGAGAGCAAAAACCTTTGCCATGGCAACAGAGGCAACATCAACCTGCGAGGACCGGGTCACACATGCCCTGCACCAGATGAATAACGTACAACTGGTACATAATGCAGAAAAAGGGGAATACGACAACAATCTCCAGGGGCTGGTTTCCACGGGGCGTGAGATGTTCCGCCTGGCAACACTGGAACAGATTGCCCGGGAAAAAGCCGGAACACTGGCTTTAGTCGATGACGTTGAGGTCTATCTGGCGTTCCAGAATAAGCTGAAGGAATCACTTGAGCTGACCAGCGTGACGTCAGAAATGCGTTTCTTTGACGTTTCCGGCGTGACGGTTTCAGACCTTCAGGCTGCGGAGCTTCAGGTGAAAACCGCTGAAAACAGCGGGTTCAGTAAATGGATACTGCAGTGGGGGCCGTTACACAGCGTGCTGGAACGCAAAGTGCCGGAACGCTTTAACGCGCTTCGTGAAAAGCAAATATCGGATTATGAAGACACGTACCGGAAGCTGTATGACGAAGTGCTGAAATCGTCCGGGCTGGTCGACGATACCGATGCAGAACGTACTATCGGAGTAAGTGCGATGGATAGTGCGAAAAAAGAATTTCTGGATGGCCTGCGCGCTCTTGTGGATGAGGTGCTGGGTAGCTATCTGACAGCCCGGTGGCGTCTTAACTGAGCACGATATTCACCGCACCAGGCGAATGTGGTGCGGTGAACAAAGATATTCCTGGACAAACAACATCAGACAGCACTGATGATGCACAGGTGAAACAGGGGAGACTTCTTCAGTCAGGGCGTAGCGCAACTCAACCTTTTCGACGATAACGCGCCGCGCGCCGATAGTGCGAAGTTGATGGAAGTACTGGACCATCTTAATGCAAAAGACGGGAAGGGGACGCTGTACTTCGCCGGGTAGGGGATGTCGCAACAGTGGGCTATGAAGCGAGAAATGCTTTCACCTCGGTATACGACCAGATTTTCCGATCTGCCAATAGTCAGGTAACGGGTTTGATCAGCTCTTCCCCTTGATTTTTCACATTGCCAACGGAGCGCTTCACTGCGTGCCAGGTAAATTTATCTGTCGGCACGGCACCATCAGTAATTATCTCCTCTACCTCCTTCCCGCTTATGCCCTGGCGCATCCATTTTCGCGCGGTGCCAGGTGACAGAACGAGAGGACGACGGTCGTGAATGTCTACCAGACCTTTATCAGCTGCGGAGGTAACAATCAGGAATCCCTCTGCGTCATCGCCGCGCTCAAACGGTGTACTGCCAATGGCAGCCATGAATATCGGCTTCCCGTCCTTTCTGTGAATGAAATACGGCTGTTTCTTGTCGCCTTCCTTCTTCCACTCAAACCAACCATCAGCAAACACGATAGCTCGGCCATGTTGCCATAGCGGTTTAAACATTCTGCTGGTGGCCGCAGTCTCAACCCGTGCATTAATCAGCGGTGGTTTATCCCACCATCCGGGCGCAAATCCCCAGAATACCGGATCCAGATGCAGTTGCTCGTCGCGTTCACTGAGCAGCAGAACTTTGGTACCGGGCGCCACGTTGTACCGGCCTATAGGTTCAGGGTCATAAGCGATATCGCGCTCGGCTTCATCGGCCAGATATGCCAGGTATTCTTCGCGGGTCTGTGCTTGTGCAAAGCGTCCACACATATGAAACCTCCAGTCGGTCAGACTGAAAGTATAGAAGAGGATATGCGAGTGGCTGTTCCGGTGTTTCTTCGAGCGACCTCAACCAATGTAGAAGCTTCACTATTGGGGGTAACCTGCTGCGCGAACAGTTTACGGAACGGCTGAAATCAATAGCTGTGGAGAACACGACAAAATGGGTTTTATCGGTTGTTTGTCGTGATCTGGGTTTTGACGATATGCACGCAGTTACTCTCCCGGAACTGTGCTGGTGGATGGTACGCAATGACCTGGCAGAAGTCTTACCGGAGAGCGCTGCGAGAAAAGCATTAAGGATGCCGAAGGCAATTGTCCAGTCAGCTACCCGTGAAAGTGAAATTGTTCCCTCGGTGCTGGCCACCAGCATTGTACAGGATAAGGCGAAAAAGGTACTGGCGCTCAGGGTTGATCCGGAATCGCCGGAAAGCTTCATGTTACGTCCGAAACGCCGTCGATGGGTCAATGAGAGATATACCCGCTGGGTTAAATCCCAGCCGTGCACCTGCTGCGGGAAGCAGGCGGATGATCCGCACCACCTGATAGGCTACGGTCAGGGAGGGATGGGAACAAAGGCGCATGACCTCTTTGTGCTGCCGTTGTGCAGAACGCATCACAATGAGTTACATGCGGACACCGTGGCATTCGAAGAGAAATACGGCTCTCAACTGGAGTTGATATTTCGTTTTATCGATCGCGCGCTGGCAATTGGCGTGCTGGCCTGATTTGGTGGAGAAAGTTGATGCGTGATATTCAGATGGTTCTTGAGCGTTGGGGGGCATGGGCGGCGAGTGATAGCTCAGGAGTGGACTATTCGCCTATAGCTGCTGGGTTTAAAGGGCTTCTTCCCTATACCTGCAAGACACGTGTGGCTTGTTCTGATAATGACGCATTAATTGTTGAGGGGTGTCTTGCTCGTTTAAAGCAAAAAAGGCCTGATGAGCATTCGCTTCTTGTGGCACATTATTTATACAGAATATCCAAGCGTAAGATTGCAAAGGTGCGTGGGAAGGATGAGAAATTGGTACGTATAGAAATACAGTTAGCCGAAGGATTTATTGATGGCTGCCTTTCAATGCTGGATCTAACATTAGATATGGACGTTTAATAATACGCCCCATGCAGGGGCGTATTATTTACTGGATGAATGACATTTGATTAATATATTTTATCATTAACTCTCTGGGAGTAGTGCTCCAAAATTTTAGGTGTTCATAATCAGTATAAACATTTGTGAACTTTTTAAGTTCCTCATCACTTTTAGGGGCAAATCGCTCATTAAGAGTAATGCTGTCTTTAATTATTCCGAAGAATATAATTGATATTTCAGGGATTTGCGATCTTCTCTCATAAGAATAAGGTATTTCTTTTATGTTAAGCAGGTCTGCTAAATAAGATATAGATTCAGCGGTAATTTCTTGTTTTAGTTTTTCCTTGTCACCAAAACAATGTATGAAGACAGCTACGACAACGATCATATTTATAAAAGGATCATTGCTTTTGCACTCATTGTCGTTTAACAGTCGGAAAATGTTAAGATTGCGTGAAAAGGTTTGTGTTTCACGTAAGGATAAGTTGGTTCGTTGAATTAAATCACAAATAAAGCTACCAACTAAGCTGTTGATTTTATTTAGTAATGTAGTTTCACCTACAAGGTGATCCCAATATATAACCGAGGTTTTACATACGTTATGCCCATTTATTAAGCATGTGTCTGGAAGAGTAATGGTATATTTTATAAACTTGTCAAGATACTTTTGTGAGTTAATGCTATAACCATAAATATGATTTATAGATGCTTTTAGTTGTTCAGTGTTTGTAACTAAAATAAAAAATACGTTATTGATATCAAAGATGTGTTTTATTGTTTCAATGATATTTGTTGAAAAACTTGGCTTACATCGGTCTAATTCATCAATAATTATCACTATCTTTTGCTTGTTTGATATATCTTCAATGCAGGATTTTAGAGAGTTTATGTTTTTCTCTGATTTCATGTGGTCTTCAAGTATATTTTCAATAGTCCCATCTATTGCTGCATTGCTTGCTTTCTTCATCGCATCTTGGAATTCTTCGGCAACTTCACTAGCCTCCTGTCGTAAAAACCAACCTGCACCAGCTTTTAGTACAGTTTTTAAACCAAATCGAATTGCAGGAAGAGATCTCTTAATGAAGTTTTGTTTTTCCTCCTCCGGCAAAATGCTCGCAATAGCTGATGTTATTAGAAGTAATGGAGATTCTGCATGATCCCCTTTAAAGGCATCAATATAGACAACTTTAGACTCAGTTTCTTGCTCGATAATGAGATTCTTCAGTTTGATACTAAATTCTGATTTCCCTGTCCCCCATGCACCGTCTATTACCAGTGGTGAAATGTCTGCCTCTGGTTTTAGCAATTTGATGATATTTTCAGCGATGTTTCTTCGTTGGAACTCGTCACGTTCAGTGAATGATAGTGTTTCTAACATAATATAAGCCTGTTAACTCCTACAGTAAAAAACGCATAATACGACTTTGGGATTAAAAATCATTAACGCGGTCCGCAAAAATTCTTGTAATCTGCTAAGAGTGGTTACTTTGCCACGCAGCTTAAACCCGCCGTCGAGCGGGTTTTGTCGTTTCTGGGCCTGGGATTCGTTGGGCCTGGCCTATCCCGCAGTTATCGATTGGCTCGGCTTCTTTTACGTTTCCGCTTCTGATTTGCGGTACGTGGTATTCCCTCAATTTGCACCTGCTGTATCAGCGAGGTGAGAGATAACTACAAATGCCTCATAACCCAAATACCTGGCCTGATTTACTTGAATTGTTACAGAGCTGGTGGCGTGGAGACACACCGCTGGGCGCAGTCATTATGTCGATTGTTATGGCTGGTTTGCGCATCGCCTATTTTGGCAGTGGTGGCGGCTGGAAGCGAAAAATGCTCGAGATTTTGCTCTGTGGCGCTCTGACACTGACCTTTGCATCTGCTCTTGAGTATGTCGGATGGCCTAAATCGCTTTCTGTTGCCATTGGCGGTGGGGTTGGGTTGATTGGCGTCGATGCCATTCGCGGTGCGGCAATGAGAGTAATCGGTAACAAATTTGGTGGCTCTAAGGAGTAATTCATGCTGACACTAAATTCTCAACGTAAAGCTTTCCTTGCTATGGTGGCATGGTCAGAAGGAACGGATAATGGGCGA